TGACTGGACTTATAGGGATTGGCTGAATAGCGATGCCCGTTATCTTCTGAATCAGATTCCGGGTGATGTTCTTGAATATGTGTGGTTCGAGGATATGACGGATGAAGAAAAGGCAGCGCACCCGGAAGCCAAAACCACAGGCGGTTATCTGAAACAGCTTGACAATTCCGAATGCGGCTCTATTTGGTGGCGTGGGCTTAATGACTACGAAAAATCCATTATCAAGGCAATTCCGAACTTTGACAAGGAAATCTTCAAAGAAATCACCGGGGTTAATGTTGATATGGAATAAGGGGGTGCTGATATGCAGCTATTCCCCCACCAACAAAGAGCCTTGCAGGAAACAGAGAAATTCAACCGGGTTGCCTATTACCTTGATATGGGTTTAGGAAAAACCTTTGTAGGTAGCGAAAAGGCGAATTCATTTCCTGAAAATATAATTCTGATTTGCCAAAAATCAAAAATTCAAGATTGGGTTGAACATTTCCGGCAGTATTACGCTATGGGGGTGTTTGACCTGACGGACAAAAAACAGTTTGAAGAATTTCAAGGTACAGTCGGAAGATTTGTAGGCGTGATTAACTACGATTTAGTGTTCAGGCGTTCATATTTTGCCCATATAAGCGGTTTTACCCTTGTCCTTGATGAAAGTTCCATTATCCAAAATGAAACCGCAAAACGGTCAAAATTTATCCTGAAAATGAAACCTAAAAATGTGATCCTTCTTTCCGGCACACCGACAGCTGGGAAATATGAAAAGCTTTGGTCGCAGCTTCACTTGTTAGGATGGGAAATCAGCAAAGACTTGTTCTATAAGCAGTATGTTGAAATCGAGTGGATCGAGGATCACAACAGCGGATTCAGGATTCCCCAAATTGTGGGTTATAAGAATGTTGACCGCCTGAAACGGAAGCTGGCTGAACACGGGGCAATTTTTATGAAGTCGGAAGAGGTCTTTGACCTTCCTGAACAGGTGATTATCCCGGTGTATTCCAAACCAACAAAGGAATACAGAAAATTCATGCGGGATGCAATTATTACCATTGACGGGCGGGAATATATCGGGGACACCATTCTTTCAAAGCGGATATATGCCCGGATGATGTGCAGCTACTTGAATAAAGGACGGGTGGCAGCCTTTAAGGATTTGGTGCAGTCCACAGAAGAACGGTTGATTGTATTCTACAACTTCAATGAAGAACTGAACACCATGCAGGAAGCGATTGCTGAACTGGAAAGACCTATTTCTATCGTGAATGGCAGCTTTAAGGATTTGACCGCCTATGAGGAAGCAAGCGATTCAATCACATTTGTTCAGTATCAAGCCGGGGCTATGGGGCTGAATTTACAAAAGGCAAACAGGATCATTTACTTTTCCATGACAGATAGAAGTGAACTGTTTGAACAGTCAAAAAAGCGTATTCACCGCATAGGGCAGAAAAAGCCTTGCTTCTACTATCAAATGATTTGCCCCGGTACGGTTGAAGAAGATATTCTTCACACTTTGGAACTTAGAAAGGATTATACCGATGAATTATTCAAGAAGTATCAAGAAAGCTTCGATAGGTAAAAGGATCGTGATTTCATGGCTGATTGTGGCAGCTGTCTTTTCCCTGATAGGTTTAGGGATTGGTGTTCTTATCCCCCAAAGTGGGGCGGCTGACATAGAGCCGGAAGAAGTTTCCCCTGATGTGCTTATCTACGGTGCGCCGGACGGGAAAATCTATGAAGGTGGATTCCCTGAATCCTATGAACTGGAAAATGATTTTGTGTTCACCACAGAAATTCCCGTTACCTTTGGGGAAGATTTGCAGGAATTCACCTATTACCTATCCGCAGCCTATGACATTGATTATACCCTTGTTCTTGCGATTATCTCAAAGGAAAGTGCTTTTATGCCGGATGGTATCAGTTCAACAAATGATTATGGACTGATGCAGATCAACGCTTGTAACCATGAATGGCTTACAGAAGAACTTGGTATCACGGATTTTATTGATCCCTATGAGAATATCAAAGCCGGGTTGTTTATCCTTCGTGGGTTGTTTGAAAAGTACGATTCTACTTCAAAAGTCCTGATGGCTTACAATATGGGTGAAAATGGTGCTTCTAAGCTATGGGAACAAGGGATATTTGAAAGTAACTATTCAAAAGATGTGCTGCAAAAGCAGGAAACATACCGCCAAATTTTAGGATGGGCGGCGATTGAAGGGAGTGCTGAAAGTGATTAAGTGTAAACAGATTATGGGCGGCGAAAAGCCCGATTGTGGCAAAGAAATTTGCTGCTATGAATGTGAACAGCGTGAAGGTTGTGTCAACGCTTGCAACTACTATGAGGATGAACCGGAAAGGGCTTCCGAATGTGAAGATAGGTTCAATGATGAAAATGCCCTTGTGACGATGAAACAGGAAGCGGCGGGGGTTATCAAGGCGATTGCCAACCTGACTTTGCAGAAAAAGGCGATCGAGGAACAGGAAAAGGCAATGCGGGTTCAGCTTATGGCAGCAATGGAGAAATACGGGGTGAAATCCTTTGAAAATGAGGATGTAAAGTTCACCTATGTTGCGGCTACAACCCGAACCACCGTTGACAGCACAAAGTTGAAGAAAGATTTGCCGGATGTCGCTGCAAAGTATTCCAAAACAAGCAATGTTTCCGCTTCCGTCAAAATCACGGTGAAGGAGTGATGTTATGACAAGAGCAGAAAGGGAAGCAAACCCGGAAGAATCTTTTGATGGTGGGTATCACCTTTACGCAAAGGAAAAGCACAAAGAACGGGTTGCAAAAAATTCTGATCGAATTGCTTATGCAATCAAGCAGTTTGAATTGAACAACATTGAATTCACCTTGAAAAATGAACAAAGCGGGCATTTTCATTGTAGGCGAAAATCTGATGATAAGCTGTTCCAATTTTGGGCGGGAACAGGGAAAATTCTTGGCTATGACCGATTGCGGGGAATTCATTCACTTATCAAATTACTTTTAGGGTAGGTGATGAAATGGCAGAAGAAAAACTATTTGAAGGGCAGATCAAGAAATACTTTCATTCAGTCGGTATATATCCGGCGGGCTTCCCTTCTGACAGAATGAAGGTTGAAATGGTCGGTTGGTACACCAAAATTTGGGGCGGCGGCTTTCAGAAATCCGGTATTCCTGACCTGATATGTTGCGTGAATGGGGTGATGCTTGCGGTAGAAGTAAAGGCTTCCAATGGCAGACCTTCTGAATTGCAAAAGCTGAATATCAACCGGATAAACACAAGCGGCGGGATCGGGGTTTTCCTCTACCCGGAAGGGTTTGACGAATTCAAAAATTTAGTGAAAGGGGTGATAGATTGCGGTATTCACATTCCAGCGTTGATTGCTTTGAAAAATGCAAACGCAAGTTCAAAATGCGTTATCTTCAAGGAATGACAACGATTCCGGCAACTGAACCTGATAACCCTTTGATTTTGGGGCAGACGGTTCACACCGGGATTGAAAAAAGCCTTGAAGAAGCAATCAGGGAATATTGTTTCAGCTTCCCGATTATCACGGATGAACACATAAACGAGATAATCAAGTTTGAAACGGTGATCCCGCTTGCGAGGGCGGCAATCCCGCCCGGTGGAAAGTTTGAAGTTGAAATCAAGGATGATGATTTCCACGGGTTCATTGATTACCTTGTACCCGCCCGAACTGAACAGCGTTTGAACGGGGAAAATCAAGAAATACCTGATGTGTTTGACCTTTACGATTTCAAGTATTCAAACAATGTTTCAGGCTATAAACAATCGGGGCAGCTTCACGAATACAAGTATTTCTTTGAGAGGAACAACCCCGGAAAGAAAATTCGGAATATGTTCTTTGTGTTCATTCCCAAAGTTACGATCCGGCAGAAAAAGACAGAAACCCTACTTGAATTCAGGGAACGCCTGAAAGAAGCGTTGTCCGGGGTGGAAGTCAAAATTGTTCAAATTGGGTTCAACCCTGAAAGGGTGATTGAATTCCTGTTTGGAATAAAAGCGGTGAATGAGGAAACAGAGTTCCCGCAAGAAAAAAGTTACCTTTGTAGGTATTGCGAATTTCAAGAATATTGTGAGAAAGGAAATGATTACATGATTAAATTACCCGAAAACAAGAGAAGGAACATTGAAGCAGTTGAAAAGCGTGTGCTTTGGATTTACGGTGTGCCGTTTTGCGGCAAAACCACCTTTGCAAACAACTTCCCTGATCCGCTGATGCTGAATACGGACGGCAATATCAAGTTCGTTGATGCCCCGTATATCCGCATTAAGGATGAAGTGAGGGTTGAGGGCAGACAGACGAAAAGAACCCTTGCTTGGGATGTGTTCAAGGACACGATTTCCGAACTGGAAAAGAAGGAAAACACTTTCAGAACGATTGTGGTTGACCTTTTGGAAGATTTGTATGAACATTGCCGCCTTTATATGTACCAGCAGATGGGCATTACCCATGAATCGGATGATTCCTTCCGTGCGTGGGATAAGGTGCGGGGCGAATTCCTGAACACGCTGAAACGCCTGATGAACCTTGACTATGAAAATATTATCCTGATTTCCCATGAGGACACCAGCAAGGATATTACCCGCAAGGGTGGCGATAAAATCACGGCGATCAAGCCGAACTTGCAGGAAAAGGTTGCAAACAAGGTTGCCGGAATGGTGGATGTGGTTGCCCGCATTGTGGCAGACGGTGAAACCCGCACTTTCAGCTTCAAGAGCAATGAAGTGATTTTCGGCGGCGGGCGTTTGAGAGTGAACGCAAAGGATATTCCCCTTGATGTGAAAGCCCTGTTTGCCGTTTACGATGAAGCGAATAAAAACGCTGCTTCTGGGATGGCAGAACCCGCAGCCCCGGCAAAGACGGGAAGAACCGGAAGAAAGAGAACGGAAACCCCCGCCACACCCGCAGATAAGCCGCAGGACAGCCCGAAAGAGGAACAGCCTACAACTGATACCCCTGAACCTGAAAGCCCGCAGGAAGCCCCTGAAACGGCGGCAGAACAGCAGCCCGAAAAGGAAACTGAACAGCCCGCCCCGGAAGCTGCAACCCCGGCTGATGGTGCAATGAATCCCCCGGAAGCCCCGGCAGAGGGTGAGGAAAAGCCCCGCCGTAAGCGTAAAGCAAGAGATTAAAGAAAGGTAGGTAAAAACTATGCCAAACAACCCCTTCGGTATTCCTGATGAAGTGTTGCTTGCTATGGTGAACGCAGCAATTCAGCAGAAAGGACAGCAGACAAAGAGCCATACCCCGGAAAACCCCTTCAAGGTTGATCCGGCAGCTATGGCAAAGAAATCCGCTTCCACGGCAAAGCAGCTTTATGATGCCTATGTGGAAGTAGGGTTCACAGCAGAACAGGCTTTTGACTTGGTTAAGGGTATCTTGACCGCAAAGAAAAATTAAAATCAGAAAGGTTAAAAAGGTGAAAAATCATGGCTAACATTTGGGATGATTTCGATAAGGCAATCGACACGGAAGGGCTTGCAAAGGATGTTGAGGAAGCAGCCGAAAACGGCGGGCGGCGTGAAGTTCCGCATGATACTTATGAAGTGGCTATCACAAAGCTGGAATTGGTGAAATCCAAAAAGGGCGATCCGATGGTTACTTGCTGGATGAAGATTTTGGAAGGCGAGTACAAAGGCAGCTTGATCTTTATGAATCAGGTTGTAACACAGGGCTTTCAGATTCATATTGCCAATGAGTTCATGCGGGCGTTGGTTGCGGAAATGGCTGATCCGATTGATATTCAGTTCAAGACCTACAATCAGTACGGCAACATGATTATGGATGTTATGGAAGCCATTGATAACAACTTCGAGTACCAGCTTGATTACAGAGAGAACAGCAAGGGGTACAACGAATTTGAGATCAAGGAAGTTTATGTTCTGGAAGATTAACGCAGAGCAACGGGGCAGCAATGCCCCGGTAATGCGGGGGAACGGTTGCAACCCCGTTCAAAACACAGAAAGGAGTGAATCAGGTGCTATTTTATGACTTTGAGGTTTTCGCCTATGATTGGCTTGTCGTGGTTATGGATATGACCGCAAAGAAAACCCATGTGATAATCAATTCACCGGAAGAACTTGAAGCCTTATATAAGGCAAATATAAGGGAAATTTGGTGTGGTTTTAATAGCCGACACTACGATCAGTACATTTTGAAAGCTATCCTTTGTGGGTTCGATCCTAAAAAGGTGAATGATTATATCATTGTGAAGGGAAATCCCGGCTGGAAGTTCAGCAGCCTTTTCAATCAATATCCCCTGAACAATTATGATGTGATGATGAACATTGACCGGGGGCTAAAGTCTTTTGAGGGGTTCATGGGAAACGATATAAAAGAAACTTCCGTTCCCTTCGATATTGACCGCAAATTGACAGAAGAAGAAATTGCTGAAACCGTCAAATATTGCAAACATGATGTTGAACAGACGGTGCAAGTATTTCTTCAACGGAAGAAGGATTTTGAAGCCCATATTGGGCTTGTGAAATTGGCTTGTCAAGGAAAGCCCCTTGATATGTCACTAATAAGCAAAACAAAGCCGCAACTTTCGGCAATTATCCTTGATGCCACAAAGCAAGAACATGATGATGAATTTGAAATTGATTTCCCGTATTCAATGCGAATTGAAAAATATTCAAAGGTGGTTGAATGGTATGAAAACCCGGAAAACCGCTGTTATCAGAAAGACGGGAAAAAGAATCAGCTTGATATTGTGGTTGCGGGTGTTCCTCACCAATTCGGATGGGGCGGCGTACACGGGGCGATTCCAAAGTATCACGGCAAGGGTTATTTCCTGAACATGGATGTTGCTTCCCTTTATCCGTCTTTGATGGTGCAATACAACCTTCATAGCCGGAATATCAGCGATCCGAAAAAGTTCGTTGAAATCTACAACCAAAGGTTGAAATACAAAGCGGAAAAGAACCCGCTGCAAGCCCCGTTGAAATTGGTGCTGAATTCCACTTATGGAGTGATGAAGGATAAGAACAATGCCCTTTATGATCCCTTGCAGGCTAACCGGGTTTGTGTTTACGGGCAGTTGCTTTTGCTGGATTTGATTGAACGCCTTGAACCCTATGCACAGATCATTCAATCAAATACTGATGGCGTGCTTGTGAAGATGCCGGAAGGACAGGATGAAGATCAATGGTATAGCCTGATTGATGATATAGCCCATGAATGGGAAGTTAGAACCGGGTTGAACCTTGAATTTGACGAATACCGGGAAATCTACCAAAAGGATGTGAACAATTACATTATCCTTGATTCGTGGGGGCATTGGAAATCAAAAGGGGCGTATGTGAAGGAATTATCTTCCCTTGATTATGATTTGCCGATTGTCAACCGGGCATTGGTTGAATACATGGTGCATGGTGTACCCGTAAGAAGAACCGTTTTGGAGTGCAACGCCTTGAAGGAATTTCAGCTTGTTTCCAAAATCAGCGGAAAATACACCCACATCTTACACGGAAGCCGGGTTGTGAAGGAAAAGTGCATTAGGGTATTTGCTTCAAAGAACACTTCTGATGCCGGGGTTCAAAAGGTTCATGCAGTAACAAAGAAGCCCGCAAAAATCCCCAATTCCCCGGAACATTGCTTCATTTGGAATGAAACGGTGAACGGGGTTGAAGTTCCTGAAAAGTTAGATAAGCAATGGTATATAGACCTTGCAAATAAAAGATTATCAGATTTTGGGGTGATGTAATGAATAACAATTTATATATCAAATGGGAAACCGGGTACATGAATATTTACATGGATTTCTTCTTTCCATGTTCACAACAGCGGTTCAAAAAGCTGTTGAAGGTGATTGCTTTGGATTGGCAGCATGAAGATGAATTGAAGGAAACTTTGAAAATTTATTTTCAAAATAGAATTGCTGATTTGGTGGAGTTGCAAAAAGAAAACGGAAAAAAATATTTCGATTTCAAGCAGAAAGCAGCGGACACACAACGAATGATCCAAAGCCGGAAGCACCCAAACGGTGTTTCACTTTCCAAAGAGGAATTAAAACGGGCAAGGGCAGATTTGAAAGAATATACTTCTTCCTACAAAAAAGCCCTTTCGGATGCGAACAGTAATTTGAAGTTCAAGAATTGGTTTGAAAAACAGCTTGAATTTTTGAAATCAATATAAGGTGGTGAGTTGAATTGTTCTTCAAAGGTTTTGTTGAAACCAAAAATAAAAAGTGCATAGAGAAATTCAAGGGCAGAACAGATTTCAAAACCTTTGAACAGGTTCAGTCATTACCGGAATACGCTGGAATATTGGCAGCGGACACAATTCTTGTTGATATTGATGATTCTGAAACTTCTGAAATACTGTTCAAGGTAGTGCAGGAATACGCCTTGACTTGCCGGGTTTACCGTACCAGCAGGGGCAAGCATTTCCTATTCAAGAACAGCGGAGTACCAACCAACAAAACAGGCTGCAAACTGGCAATAGGTTTGACCGCTGATATTAAAATCGGTACACGGAATTCCTATGAAGTGTTGAAATATGGTGGTAAAGAAAGGGAAATCCTTTATGATACCACTGAAAATGAGGAAGCACAGCCCCTTCCCCGCTGGCTTCACCCCGTAAAATCAAACATGGAATTCCTGAACATGGATGCCGGGGATGGCAGAAATCAAAGCCTGTTCAATTATATTCTTACGCTGCAAAGCAATGATTTTAGCGTGGAAGAAGCAAGGGAAACAATCAGGATAATCAATAAATTTGTGCTGAAAGTTCCGCTTTCGGATGATGAAATTGAAACAATCCTTCGTGATGATGCTTTCAAAAAGCCTGTTTTCTTCATGGGTTCAACATTCTTGTTTGACAAATTCGCAACCTTTTTGAAGAACAATCACCACATTATCAAGATCAACAATCAGCTACATATTTACAAAAACGGAATTTATGTTTCCGGGCTTGGAGAAATTGAAGCTGAAATGATTAAGCATATCCCACAGTTGAACAGAGCGAAAAGAACGGAAGTTCTTGCCTACCTTGATATTCTTATCAGGGAAAACACACAAGCGGAAGATGCTAACATGATAGCCTTTGCCAACGGGTTATATAACATTGTGGATGATTCTTTTGTGGCGTTTACCCCGGAACACATTATCACAAACAAAATCAGGTGGGATTACAACCCGGAAGCCTATTCAGAATTGGCAGATAAAACCCTGAACAAGATTGCTTGTGATGATCCGGCGATCCGGGCATTGCTGGAAGAAGCTATTGGGTATTGTTTCTATCGCAGAAATGAGTTAGGCAAAGCCTTCATTCTGACTGGGGATAAATCCAACGGCAAAAGCACCTTCCTTTCAATGGTTCAAACCCTGTTAGGGGAAGAAAATATTGCTTCCCTTGATCTGAAAGAACTTGGTGATAGGTTCAAAACCGCTGAAATGTTCGGCAAGCTGGCAAATATCGGTGATGATATAGGGGATGAATTCATTGCAAACCCGGCGATCTTTAAGAAGTTGGTAACGGGTGAACGGGTATCAGCAGAACGCAAGGGGCAAAATCCCTTTGAGTTCAACAATTATTCAAAGCTGCTATTTTCGGCAAACAACATTCCCCGTATTAAAGATAAAACGGGGGCGGTGCAGCGGCGATTGACAATCATTCCTTTTGATGCAAGATTTTCCGCTGATGATCCCGATTTCAACCCGTACATTAAGCACCTTTTGAAAACAGATGAAGTTATGGAATATCTGATAAATTTAGGTATTGTCGGATTGAAGCGGGTGCTGACAAACCGGGCATTTACCGCTTCCGCAAAAGTTCAAAAGGCAATGGATGAATACGAGGAAAACAACAACCCAATTTTGGGATTCTTCAAGGAATGTGAAGATGAAGATTTTCAAATTGAAAATGAACCAACGAACAAGGTTTACAAGCGGTATCAGGAATATTGCCTTGCAAACAGCTTACAGCCTATGAGCAACATTGAATTTTCAAAGCAAGTGAACCGCATTTTGAACATGAAGGTTGTGAATAAGACAATTCAAAACAAAAAATACCGGATATTTGTTCGGGCAGATAGTTGAAAGGGGTGAATATTTTGAATGAACACAGCAGAGAGAGAGAGAGAGAGAGAGAGAGAGAGAGAGAGAGAGAGAGAGAGAGAAGAGA